GGACACTGGATTAGGTACTGAGGTAGCTCGTCAAACTGGCACGGCTAGCTACGTCTCGAATCAGATCTATCAGGTGACGGCAACATTTGCGACTAACAGCGCCGTGGGGGCTATCACTGAGTACGGCATGTTCAGTTCTAACACAGCCGGGACAATGCTTTCGAGGGATGTTGAGTCAGTTGTAAACGTTGGCGCAAGCGATACTTTGACCGTTGTTTATCAGCTAACACTGAGCTAGCTAGGGGATGATTTGGCCGACTTGTCGCAAAACATTTCAAATAGCATCAACCTTTTTGGTGGAGCGCCTACTACCAAGTGGAACGCTTTTACTTGGGGAGTAGACGATTGGGGGGATGGTGTCAATAGCACCCTGCTTCGGATCGTCAAACTGATAAGTAATTCCCAAGCTAGTGACACCGCGATAACCAAGTCAGGTAATTTTTTCCGAACAATAGAAAACACCCAAGCGGTTGCTTCCGACCCAGATGCTCTTTATTTGCAAGATGGACAGGGCTATTTCTACACTGCGCCGAATAACGTCACAGACCTCGAGGAGCGTTATGCTCCTGACTGGACGGCTGGCAATGATCCTTCCGATAGCTGGACAGCACAAACGTTTACAACAAGCTGGAGCGAGTCATGACCCCGACCGAATTGGCCTCAGCTGCTCGCCGGGCCTACAACGCAAACGACGGCGACACGTTCTTTTCCGACATTCAGATTTACGAGTGGATCTATGATGCTGAGATGGCTCTTGCTATGGAAGCCTTTGTCATCAAGACAATTTTCACAACTTCGACGGTTGTCGGCACGCGGGAATACTCTTATCCGACTAACGCTATCAAAGTGCGAAAAGTCACATACGATGGTGAGAACATCGAGGAGATCACTTTCCGGGAAGACGATTTGCTGACGGGAGCTGATCAAGATTCGACTAGCACCGGGACGCCTGTGGGCTTTGTGGACTTTGACCAGGTGCTTTATCTTCGTCCGATCCCGGATGCAGTCAAGACGCTCAAGATCTATTGCTACACTCAGCCTAGCGGTGTTCCTACTGCGTCAAGCGTTCTGGAGACGCCTGACGAGTACCATCCCAAGATCAAGCTTTATCTACTCGCCCAGATGTCGGTGAAGGATAAAAATTACGAGGGAGCGCGGTACTACCAACAGCAATGGGAAAACGAGTTGGTGCGTGCCGGGCGGTTTGAGGCCAAAAAGCGGCGCGGCTCTAAGGCTCGGATGGTTCAAAATATTGACGTACTGCCAAGCCCAATAATAGGGACGCTCTAATGCCCGGACGCTACGACATAGTTTATCCTGCCCGTAGTCGCCAACTTTTTGATGGTGGGCTGAATTCGAAGTTTGAACGGTCAATTATTGAAGACAACGAATCCCCCGATTGCCAGAACGTTCTGTTCAGTGATGGCGCAGTGGGGACGCGGGAAGGTGTCAGCCAGCTTAATACTACGGCTGTAGGCTCTTTTGTCTGTGATGGGCTATTTACTCGTAACGAGGATTCGGGAGCAGAAACCATGGTCGCCTTTTTCGGCGGCTTGGGCTACACGCTAGGCACCACAACGTTTACAACAATCCCAAGCGCTCAAAGCGTCTTTACAGCTGGCACGCGGATCGGATCAACTCAATACCAAAACCACATTTTCTTTGGAAACGGGGATGCCACTCCATATAAGTATAATGGTACTGCTTTCACTCGCCATGGTGTTCCTCCTGCTACAGGTGCCGTATCGCTGAACACTGGAGGCGGAGCTGGTGACCTGTCTGCCGGGACCTACATGTATCGGGTCACCTACGTCAATTCTCAGGCTGTCGAGGGAGATTTAGGCTCGGCAACGGCGGGCATTACTGCAGCTGTCTCGACTTCGGTCGATCTATCGGATCTTCCCACAGCGCCGCAAAGCCATGGGGTCAATTCGCGCAAGATCTATCGTACTGAGGCAGACGGTGCGGCTTACAAGTTTGTGACGGAGATCAGTGACAACACTACGACGACCTACAACGATACCTTGGCAGATGCTTCGCTTGGTGTGGCTGCTCCCACCGACAATGGCGAGCCGCCTAATTATTCGATCGCGGTTTATCATCAAAACCGGCTGTTCACAAACGATGCAGGGAATCTCAACTATCTTTGGTACTCGGATCTTGAGGAGCCTTACACCTTTGCCAGCACCAACTTTTTCAAGGTGGGAGATGCTGCCAGCGATTTGATCAAAGGGATCGACGTTCATCAAAACTCGGTTTATATCTTCTGCCAACGGTCGGTCTGGATGCTGTACATGCCGTCAACCACCGATTCGGATTGGCGACTGATTCGTGTCGGTTCCGCGTATGGAAGCCGCTCGCCGTTCGGCACGTTCTTATTTCAAGACAAGATGATGTTTGCCGCAACTCAATCCGGGAAAATGGTGGGCTTTGCAGCAATCCAGGGCGCTTCAGTCGATCCCACAACCACCGTGTTGGAAAACATGGTCATCGGTTCAGAGTTGCAAAGCGAGCCGATTGAGCCGGACATTTTCGACATCCAAGAGTCAAACCTGGGCGACATTACCGCGCACGTCTTCCAGAACAAGGCGTACATCGCGATCACCAAAGATGCTTCCCAGACAGCCAACAACTATCTTCTGATATTCGATTTCTCGTATCAGCGTATTTCCAAATCGCAGCAAAGCCTTTGGGTTTTGTGGAAAGGAATCAATGTCAGAGATTTTACGGCTTTTGGCGGAAAGCTATATGGCGGAAGCAGCCTGGCGAACGGGCTCGTCTACCAGCTGGAAGACGACACCTACAACGACAACAGTTCAGCGATCGATTCATATTTCTGGACCAAAGAATTTTCGGGGGTACCTGGCCACGAAAATCTTACAAAAGACTTTCGTCGTGTCAAGCTGCTTGTGGATAACGCTGGTACTTACGATATGGATCTGGCCGTCAGGGTAGACAGCGAATCTACCTCGGGCGGCTTGGTGTTTCCAATCAGCCTTACTCCGGGGGGTGGAATTTGGGGAACGATGGTCTGGGGTGTTGGAACTTGGGGTGGAGGTAGAGCTCAAGACGAGAAGGAAATCTTTCTTTCAGGGCTTTCAGGGCGCAGAATTCAGTTCAAGTTTTCCAACCAAAACACTGCAGGTCAACGGTTCAAGGTACAAGGGTTGAACTTTTACTACAACGTTCGGGGTAAATAAATGGCAGCACCAATCGAGGAAATTGACGAGTTTGGAATTGCCCGAAAAAGAGCCAAACAGCAAGAACAAGCCAATCTCCAACAGAAGCAACAGGCTCTTAAGCGCCGTTTTGCTGTTCTTGGAACTGGCGCATCCGGAGCCAGAATCAAAGCTGAGGAGCGGGCGCAAACCGAGTTTGGGCAAAACATCGCATCGGCTGAAGAACAGATTGGAGCAGCTGAGAGAGCAGAGGCGAGAAGGAAGCGAGAGATTCAAGAAGCGCGTGAGTTTCAGACTAGCGAGCGGATCGGATCGCAAGAGTTTTCTAGAGGTGAACGGCTTGGATCACAAGAGTTTGCAGGCGCGGAAGCTAATTTACAAAGAGAGTTTTTAGATGCCCAACGCCTTGGAGGCGAGGAGTTTGCCGCAGAACAAGCAGATTTGCAGCGCAAGTTTGTAACGGGCGAACGAATCGGGGCGGAGTCATTTGCAAGAGCGGAAGCGTCGTTGGCAAGAGTAGCTGCTAGGGAAGAAACAAGGGTTCAGCGCCTTTTTGAAGCCGGTCAAAACGAGGAAGCAAGGAAACTGCAGAAGCAGATAGCAAGAAATGCCCTGAATCTTGAAACTCTGAAATTTCAAGAGGCATCGCGGCAATTCAATGAGACGTTCAAGGAAGAGGTTCGGATAAACGATAAGAATATCGAGTTTTCCGAGCGAATGCTTGCAGTTCAAGAGGCCGGCGGTTTCTTTGATCAGCTGTTCGGTGGTGACGGTCTATCAAGCCCTGAAGGATTCGCGGACAACTTGTTCGGTAGTGCGACAGGTGGGTTGATCGGCGCGGCTGCTAAGAGGGC